AAAAGCACTGTTCATCCACCTGTTGACTCCTGTCACATCCCGGCCGTGGCGGTGGGAAGGTTCAAGAAACAACTCGGGGTCTTCGAAAATTGCGCAATGCCAGCAGACGAAATTGATCCACCAATTCAAACAAGAGGTGCCGCGATGGCCGCTCCTCCTGATCGCGTCGATGGTCAATCTCTGGTACTCCTGATTCTTCGCGTATGTGATGTCCAATTTCTCCTTTGCGCAAATGGTAGCATGGGCTTCAGCCCACGTATGGGGTGTGGCGTACAAGAACCCATTCACCAAATTAGCAATATGATTGATGACTGGATTCTCCACGAGATCACGAATGCGTGCACTGCATGTCGTGTCCCAGGCTCTGCCATCCCCTTCGAAGATGGTTACTAACTTTTTCGCTACCTTCCTTGGGACCCTGCAAGCCTTCATGACTCTCTTAATCGCGTCCTTCTTCGCAAGGCCCTTGATCCCCTTCTCCGGGAAGTGATTCTTGATGAGGGTTTCCATGCAGTAAATTGTCATGAGCGCCATCACTTGACCCCGATCTTCATCTGTTATCAATAATCTTGGGGCCTTCCCTTCGGGCATTGGCTCCAACTTTACCGCTGCTTTCAACTTAAACTGAGGATCAATCTCTCGGCACAAACTCTCAATCGCTTCAATCACGCGCGCTTCGGTCCACTTGTTCGACTTGATCTCTTCATAGACCAATTTGTGGAGCAAATCAAGCACCTTCTTCGTTGAAAACGGTGCGTTGCGCTTGCCGTGGATTGATTGGTGTACCATCCTTCGGATCTTCAGCTCATCAGCTTCATTCCCGGCGTAAGGACGCTGCTTCTTATTTATCCTCTCTTCAATCGCTATCTTTGCGTTGAGGAGCTCCTGTGCGTACACGTTGGGTTCAACGGAAATGGGCTGCGACAACACTCCACACACTTGTTTGCGTCCTGTGTCGTCCGCTGTTTGCCCAACAACCCCAATGCCACAGTCCTTACGGATTATGCGTCCTTCCACGGTGGCTCTTATCTCGGAATCTTGATCATCGTTTCCACCTCCTTCGTGCTCGTTGACGTACGTTGCACCTTCTTGTTGATATCCCAGCTCGTTCTTAGGACTCTTATTTTCCTGCTCGTTGCCGTCCGCATCGCTCGACGGCGGTTCGTCGGTCGTGGTGATCCCAGATTCTGGAAATGACAATCTTGCTCGGAACTTACGCTCAGGCCCCCGTATGGTGCCGCAGCACCATAAATCGTTCTGGTAGAACTTGTGGGGCTGGCACTTGTAACACGCAACTGCCCACGCGCCAAGTGTTCTCATCACAACATCGTCATCGGTTCCATCAGGCCAAAGCTGAAACGAACGCTGGTATACAACCGTCCGATACACCTTTTCCTTGGACTCCGCGTAAACCTGGTTTGTGATCACCTTCTCCAGGAGAGCATACTCTTTCTGTGTGAAAGTCACTTTCCTGGTGATCACTTCCTCCTGACCCCATCCGAACCATGGAGTCCGCCCCGTGCGCAGGGGGATGGTTATGGTCCAGTACCCGGCTCGTGTTGCCGCCCTGTCCCACATCCACTCCTCCACGTCGCTCACGTTGAAGTCGTGATCTGCCTCATACAACATCGAGGCATCACGGCGCCGAAACGCCAATCCGCAAAACAACGACATTGTACTACCTGCTTGGTCTGTAGCCCAGTCGGGTTTCC